ATGGAGGCCGCCATCTGCAATCACTTCCGGGCCGATCCCTCCAAGCTCTCGACGTGGGCACAATACATCGGCGCCCATCTTCCCGAGTCCGAGGTGCACGAGGCATCCCTCGATATCTGGCCCCGCAAGCCGGCGATCGTGGCGCATCATAGCGAAGGCCGAACCATCGTTGATCAGATGATCTGGGGCGTCCCGCGAAAGATGCCCGGCAAGCGCCCCGGCACGACGATCACCAAGCACATCACCAACGTCCGCAATCTCGATAGTCCGTTCTGGCGATCAATGATCGCCGCGCCGGCGCAGCGTTGCCTTGTGCCCTTCACGCAGTTTGCCGAGCCGAAGATCGGCCAAGGGCGTGAGGAGTGGTGGTTCACGATCAATCAGCAGCCGGTGTCATGCTTCGCCGGGATCTGGCGCCCGAGCGAGGCCGGGATCGTGTTCGCGTTCCTTACTTGCGAACCCAACCCGCTGGTCGCCCCGCTTCACCCGAAGGCCATGCCGGTCATTCTACATCCCAACGACTATCAGGTTTGGCTGACCGGCAATCTGGATGCGGCTCGCGCTCTCGCACAGCCCTTTCCCAGCCAGCTTATGGCAGTCGCCTGAACGTCAGGTGCGGTATCTCCGCAGAGCTTTCTTCCAGACGAGCTCATCTGGAAGCGGGAGCAAGATTGTTTCCCTGTCCTGGCTCGTTTCGATCAGCACGGGCCGCACGCGTCGGCCGCGAGAAGCGGAGCATCGCCGGCAATAAAATCTCATCCGGGCCGCGCGAAACGTGTCGTTCCAATGGCGTTGCTGAAACCACCACCATAGCCCGTGCGGATCGAAGGGCGCCGCATGTCCGCACCGGCACACCACGCGAACGGCGTTGTGCCATGCTGCCGCTTCAAAAATACACGTCGCGACCCTTATGTCGCCAACATAGCGGGCCACTTCATCGCGCAGTGTTCAGCAGCTTCGCGCATGCGAGCGCGCCAAACATAAACGGTCCCTCGTCTCGCGCGCCTGCGCGGATCTCTTCCAAAAACTGGCGGTTACCGTGGCCGCGCTCTTCCAGCGCCTTCGCGACGGCGTCGCGAATGTCGTCAATTCTGTCCATGTGCATGTTCTCCTGATAGAGAACATATGTGGAACATGATACGATTCGGTCAATGGAAGAATCTCGGGAAACTTGGCTGATGCGACCAACTGTCGTAAAAGCAAAACTGCAGGCGCCGACTCTGTTGGCCCTGCTTGGCGGTGCCCATCCCCCCCGGATATAACCGCCAAGAAAGAGGGGCGTCGCTCTGCGGCGCCCCTCAATTCTTATCCGGTAGTCGATATGCCAATCACATATCGCGTGGCCGGAACCGGACAACCTCAGTCCCGACCGCCTCATTCAAATCGAGAAAAACCGACTGCAGCGGCGCCAGCTCCAGCTCGAAAAAGGCGTCCGTCGCCTTCGTCACATCGCCAAAGCCACCCGCGTTCGCCGGCACAATGCCGAGCAGCTGCGGCGGCACCCGGTGAGCGGCCAACACATCATCGCGCGTGGTGTTCTTGATGCCAAGGAACTCATCGCTTGCGCCCATCTGCGCGATGGGCAGCAGCTTGATCCCGTTCTCTTTGCCGTTGGGAGAGTGCACGAACAGGTTCCGGAAATTGCCCGGCCCGCGCGATTTCTTGAGGGCGCTGCGCATCGCGTCCACATCGCCCTCGGCAAATTCGCCGGTCGCGTACATGATGTAGCCCGCATGGCTCCCGTTCTCGTAATAGCGGCGGCGGAACAGGGTGGCGTTCTCATTGAGCAGGGCTGACTGCAGAGCCGAGATATATTCCGGCACGCCATAGATCTCCTGATTGAGATCGGGCGCCAAAAGCTGGTGGACCGCGCCGAGCGGGAACTGCTCTTCATTCTTTAACCCCGGCACCCACCAGAAGGCGCCCGGCTCGACGCCACGCCGCGTATATTTGGCAAGCGGATGATCGAGGCGCAGCAGATCACCAAAGCGGTTGCGGATCTCCTGCGCATAGGCGTTCCCGAGCACGAGATAATCGAGCACCATACCGGCGAACACCTTGCGGCTCAGCCATGGCGTCGGCTCGAGGCTGGCGGCCAGCATGTTGCGCTTGAGCATGATCGCGCTGGAATGGTGCGGCGAGGCACGGAACGCTCGGGACAGGCCATCGAGCGAGATCGGCGGCTCATACCAGCGGCCATTGTGCCAGCATTCGATCATATCGAGCATGGTGGCCCGGCTCAGCACCGGCTCGGGATCGCCGAAGCTGAAGGCCTGCACCTCGCCCCCGATGGCCGGCGTGGCGGCGGACAGGGCGCGGGCAGTCTGGCGGCGAGATAGGCGCTTGCTCATTCGATTATCTCCATTGTGCCCTTGGGCTTTTCTTTGCCGTCGAGCGGCTCATTCATGAGGATGTGCATCGTGGCCCATGCGAGGTCCGCGTGGCCGTCATTGCCGCCGCGCCCGGCCTTGAACGTCATGCTGCGCCCGCTTGCCGTCAGCGTTTTTTTGACGGACACGAATGACGAAACGAGATCGAGCATGGAGGCATCGAATGCGAGGCGGCCCCGGCGCACCACATTCTGCGCCTTCATCACCATCTGGGCTTTCAGCTCGAGCGAATATTCGATCTTCGCGACTGTGCAGCCGGGCATGGCACCCACCTTGGCGAGGAGCTGATAAACGCCCGCGCCCACGCCCTTGGCGTCAACGCCCAGATAGGTGCAATTGTATCGGCTGAGCATCGCCTTGATGAACTCGGCCTGCTGCTCGAAATCGAGGCCGCGCAGTTGATGGCGCTCGAGGATCCTGAAAGGCTCGCCTTCTTTTTCCGGCGGCGCTGCAATCACCAGCGCGGCATTGTCGCCGTCCTCGCTCTCCTGCGGGTCATAGCCGGCCCACACCCGGCGATTGCCATAAGGACGCAGAGCGTCGGGATCGAAATCCACCCACTCCACCAGGCTATCGCAGCCGCAGGCGATCAGATCGTTGAAGCGGAAGGCCGAAAGGCTGTCATCCACGAACTCGCAGAGGAAGAGGTTGGCGAACTCGTCGGGCGCATATTCGTCCTGCAGCTCCTCGATATCGAAAAGATCGCAACCGCCGGCCTCAGCGTCGCGGATGTTGACGATGTGGCGCCACACGCGATCCGGCCCGACCGAACCGATCGCCAGCGCCGCATGGCTCACATCGATCTCGATCCGGTCGGCCTTCTTGCGCCGCTTGTTCCGGCGCTCGCCCGTCCAGTAGGGATAGGCCGGATGCGCCACGCTCGATGGCGTCGAGAAGTAGGTTTTGCGCCACTTCTTGTGCGTCGCCATGCCCGAGGCGACCTTGTTCAGCTCCTCGAATGAGTGGACCCAGAAAAACTCATCGAAATAGAAGTTGCCGTGCCGGCCCTGCGCCGTGCGGAAATTGGTGCCGAGATAGTGCAGCTCGGCCGCCGCTTCCTCCGCCGGGCGCAGATCGGACGTGATCAGCATCGGATCGCCGGTCAGCGCCACGCCGACCAGCTTGGCGAAACTGACGATATAGCTGCGGAACTGATGGGCCTGCGCCTTGGAGGCAGAGAGGAAGATCTGGTTGCGCCCGGTTTCGATCGCGTCGATCAGCGCCTCGAACGCGAAATAATAGGTCGCGCCGATCTGGCGGGACTTGAGGATCATGCGCGTGCGCTGATCCTTCGCCTCCCACCATTGGGCCTGATAATCGTACAGGCCTTCGAGGAAAATCCGCTTCAGCTCGGCGGCCTGCTCCTCTGTGAAGTGGTTCTTCTTCGCCTTCTTGCGCGGCCCGGCGTTGCGATTGGCGACCTTCTCATTGAGGTCGCCCTCATGCCCGCCCTCGGCCTGATAGCGGCGGACGCGGGCCATGGCGGTGATCGAGCGGGAGAGCGCGTCCAGCTCGGCCAGATCCGCGTTGGTTTTCTTCTCCTTGGCGACCAGCACCATGAACCGGCATTCGAGGCTGTCCTCGATCTTGCTGATCGAGGGCGCGTCATCCCAGCGGTCGCGCTGTTTCCAGCTGTCGATGGTCGCGCGCGGGATCGCGCTGCCCTTGTCGTTGACGATGCCGTGCAGCGCGAACTCATCTGCAATCTGCGCGACGCCCCAGCCACGCCAGTAGAGGCTGCGCGCATGCCGGCGCGGATCGAACTGCCAGAAGCTGGGCGGCCCTGCTGGGGCAGTGAAAGGCTGGGCAACAGTCATCGCGCCTGACCATGCCGTCCGCGCCGATCAGATCACGGTTCTCCATCGGGTGAGAAGCTCTCGCCCGATGGACTGGCTTGAGGATCCCGCCCCGTACGGCCCTTCTGGCGCCTGCACCGCCGATCCAAAGCAAGGGAACCCGCCCCCATGGCCAAGAGCAAGTTTTTCCGCATCGCCGTTGAAGGTGAAACCGTCGATGGCCGCGTGATCCAGCGCGAATGGCTCGAGCAGATGGCCGCCAGCTACGATCCCAAGACGTACACGGCGCGGATCAACTGCGAGCATATCGCTGGCTACAGCCCCGATAAGCCATTCAACGCCTATGGCACCATTCGCGCCCTGCGCACGGCCGAGGTTGAGCTGCAGATCAGCGGCCAGACCGTCAAGAAGCTGGCGCTCGAGGGCGAGATCGAGGCGAACGATCAGCTGCTCGCCATCAACAAGGCCGGCCAGAAGCTGTTCACCAGCTGTGAGATCCACCCCAACTTTGCGGACAGCGGCAAGGCCTATCTGGTCGGCCTGGCTGTTACCGATCAGCCGGCATCACTGGGCACCGAACCGCTCAAATTTGCGGCCATGACGCGCCCCAACCTGTTCACCAACGCGCTCGAAACATCGCTCGAGCTGACGGCCGAGCCGATCGAGGCTGCCGGCATCGCCGAGGCGATCAAGTCCGGCTTCGCCGGCGTCGCGGCCTTGTTCACGCGCTCGGAAGAGAAGCCCAAGGAAGAGGCGGCCCCTAAGCAGCAGCCGGCCAACGACAACAGCTTCGATGTGACGGCTTTCGCGAGCGCCATCGGTGATCAGGTCGCGGCTGCCGTCAAGCCCGCCAATGATGCGATCGCGGCGATCAATGCGCGCTTCGACGCGCTCGATGCGAAGCTCGCCAAGACGGAGCAGCCCGGCACGTTCACGCGCACGCCCGCCACCGGCGGCAGCGGCGCGGTGGTCACGGATTGCTGATCACACGCCCCGCTTCCCTTCCCGCACCCGCCCCACTGGAGCCTGACCATGCGTAACGAAACCCGCCTCCTGTTCGCCGCCTATGTGAGCCAGATCGCGCTCATCAATGGCGTGGCATCCGCAGAAACCAAATTCACCGTCGCGCCCGTTGTCGAGCAGAAGCTCGAAGAGAAGATCAAGGAGTCGAGCGACTTCCTCGGCATGATCAACATCCAGCCCGTCGTGCAGCAAAGCGGCAACAAAGTCGGCGTCGGCGTCACCCGCCCGCTTGCCGGTCGCACCAACACCGCTGGCGGCAACCGTCGCACGCCGACCGATCCCACGGACACCTCGGATGAAGGCGGCTATTTCTGTCGCCAGACCAACTACGACCATGCGATTCCCTATGCCAAGCTGGACGCTTGGCGCCACAAGCCCGAATTCCAGACCCTCCTGCGCGATGTGATCATCAAGCAGCAGGGCCGCGACCGGATCATGATCGGCTTCAACGGCATCTCGGCGGCCGCAACCACCAATCGCACTGACAATCCGCTCCTGCAGGATGTGAACGAAGGTTGGCTGCACAAGATCCGCACCAAGGCGCCCGCCCGCTGGCTCGACAGCGGCGCTCTTGTCGACGATCCGGAGAAGGCGATTTACGTCGCAGCGGGGGTTGAAGTGGTCAATGCCGCTGGGACCAACATTCCGACCGCCAAGGCCGATTACGCCAATCTCGATGCGCTCGCCTTCGACGCGCTGGATCTGCTCGACCCCTGGCACCGGGGTGACACCGATCTGGTGGTGATCGTTGGCTGGCAGCTGGTGAAGGACAAATATCTGAACCTGCTGCAGGCGGCGGGCGACACGGCCACCGAACGCGAAGCGGCCCATCGCATCCTCACCTTGCCCAAGCAGCTCGCCGGCAAGCGCGCCATCATCGTCCCCTTCTTCCCGGAGACGAGCCTGCTGGTCACCAGCCTCGATAACCTGTCAATCTATTGGCAGGAAGAGACGCGCCGCCGCCACATCAAGGATGAGCCGGCCCTCGACCAGATCGAGAATTACGAGAGCGTCAATGAGGACTTTGTGGTCGAGGATTACGGCCGCTGCGCCCTCGTTGAGAACATCGTGATGGGCGCCAAGCCGGCCTGATCCGCGGCGCCTTATCCCCTTCGCTCCAACTGACAGGACACGCACAATGAGCCTCGCTCGCCGCCACAGGGATCGCATCCTTGCCGCACAAACCGTTGCGTCCGCTCCCAATGTTGGAGCGGCCACCCCCGCCGTCGCACCTCTCCCGGCGGCGGGGGGCACTGGCGAAGGCCAGGCCAATCGAGGCGCCGCCCAGATCGCCATGCGCCTCACGCATGATCTGCGCCGCCTCCATGAGATCAAGGGCGTGGATCTCAAGATCGCCGCCAAGCGCGAAATGCTGCCCGAATATGCCGATTGGGTGAAAGGCCTGCTCGATGCCGATGCCGGCGTAGGGACGGGCGTTTCTGCCGAAGTTCTGCCCACTGTCATGGTCTGGCTGATCGACGTGGGCGCGTTTGATGATGCGCTCGAGCTGGTGCCCTTCGTTCTGCGCCACAATGTGCAGATGCCGGCGCGCTACAACCGCGATGCCGCCACGATCGTGGTGGAAGAGATCGCGGAGGCAGCCCTCAAGGCGCACAATGCAGGCGCCCATTTCGATCTGGGCGTTCTGCTCGGCGTGGCCGAGCTGACAGACGCGATCGACATGCACGATCAGGCCCGCGCCAAGCTGCGCAAGGCCACCGGCGCGCAGCAACTCTACATTGCAGAGGAAATGGAAGCCAATGCCGAAGGCCGGGCGATGCTCGAGGCGGCGCTCGTGTCCCTCAAGGCCGCGCAGGCGCTCAATGATCGCATCGGCGTGAAGGACAAGATCAAGCGCGCCGAGAAGCTGCTCGCGTCGCAGGACGCCGCTGCGGCGGCCACCACAACGCAACCCAACCACGAAGGCGGCTTAGCCGCCTGACAAGCTCGCCCCCGGCGCTCGGGGGCGGATCGCGCGAGGCGGGAGGTTTTTACAACCGAAGGGCCGCCCTCTGTCCCGATCCTCACCCCCGTAAGCCGGAGAGCCGGAAAGGACGCAGGATGCTGACGCGCTACGATTATCTGCTGCTCGCCCTAATCGGCATCATGGTCGGGGGAATGGCGCCCCTCGCGCGAGCGATCATGGCATGAGCTTCGTCGCCAAGCCCCCGGCGCCCGAGAGCGGCCCGCCGCCGGCGGAAACCGTCATCGAGAATGATGGCTTTTTCCCCGCGATCGATCCACGCGAGATCCGCGAGCTGGCGCGCATCACATCAAGCATCACCGCGCCGCGCCTGCGCGGCGCCATTCTTGCCGCAATGGATGCGACAGAGATCGATCTGCGCGCATGGGTGGCAGAGCAGACGGGGAAGGGACATGCCACGCTGGCGGACGTTCCCGCGCCGCAGCTCGGCGGGGAGAGCCGCAACCTGATCCGCTATCGCCGCATCATCGCTCTGCTCGCCAAGGCCGAGCTGATCGATCGGCACCGCGACTTTGATACCACCGCCGCCGGCGCAAGCCAGGGCGATGAACTCGATGAGAGCGTGCGCGAGCTGCGCCGCGATGCCGCGCATGCCATCCGCGACATGCTGGGCCGCACGCGCACCACCGTGGATCTCATCTGATGGCCCGCATGCAGTCCCTCACGGCCCTGCAAGGCGACACCGTGGATGCACTGATCTGGCGCGAAGCCGGGCTTGGCTCCGGCTCGATCGGCGCGGTGCTCGATGCCAATCCGGGTCTGGCCGATCTTGGCCCGATCCTCCCGCTCGGCACCATTGTCATGGTGCCGATTTCCAAGGCGCCCGAGGCAACCCGCCAGCGCCCTCTCACGCAACTCTGGGACTGATCATGGACCCCAAATCGATCCTGCCGGCCGCCGTGGAAACGATCAGCTCGCTCACGCCCGCGCTCATCGGCTCGGCCGTCGCCCAAGCGTGGAAGCCGGGCCTGAGCTGGCGCCAGCGCTTCGTGCAATGGGTGGTCGGCTCCACGGTGAGCTATTACGCCACGCAAGGCATCGTCGCCTTCACAGGCTGGAATGAGTTTGTCGCGCAGTCGATCGGCTTTGGCATCGCGCTGGTCGCATTCGACGCCACCCCACGCGTGATCGCCTCGGCCTCTGACACGCTCACCCATGCGCCGGGCCGCCTTTCCGATCTCATCTTTGGCAAACGGAAGGACTGAGCCATGCAGCTCTCGCCGAACTTCTCTCTGGCCGAATTCACCGCATCAGCGACCGCCAAGGCCCAGAAGATCGACAACAGCCCCAACGCGCAGCAGATCGCTGCGATGCAGCTGCTCTGCGCCAAGGTGCTCGAGCCGTTGCGCGCCCATTATGGCAAGCCCGTGCGCGTCACCTCCGGCTTTCGATCGCCGGCGCTCTGCCTTGCGGTCGGATCCACCACCTCGAGCCAGCACGCGCAGGGCGAGGCCGCCGATCTCGAGGTGGTCGGCGTCGATAACTTCACCGCCGCCGCCTTCATCCGCGATTCCTTGCCGTTCGATCAGCTCATCCTCGAAAATTATGTGCGGGGCCAGCACGATAGTGGCTGGATCCATGTGAGCTATCGCGCCGGGCGCCTGCGGCATGAGGCCCTCACTTATTCCCGCCGCACCTATTTCACAGGCCTTTTGTCGTGAAGTGGGCGCTTGGGATCCTCAAGGCTGCCTGGGCCATGCTGAGCGGCTCGCGTGAGACGCTGATCCTGCTGGGCCTCGCCAGTGCGGCGGCCGGGCTTTATGCCTGGGGGGCGAGCGGCCGCGCCGAGCGCGACCGCCTGGAAGCATGGGCGCAGCAGCTCTGCCTTGCCGCCGGCAGCGAGTTCACCGGCACCAAGCCCAAGGCCAAAGCCCAGCTGGACGGCTGCACCGCGCTGGTGGCGAGCCTTGCTGCCTATAAGCGGGAATCGCAGAGCATCACCGCTGCCACCCTTGCCCGCGCAGCTGAGCGCACCGAGGCGAAGGCCACCGCCGATCGCACCCTTGCAACCGCGCAGGCCACCCGCCGAACCGCCAATGTTCAAGCCATGGAGAAAGCAGATGAAACGATCGCGCCGAATGATCGCGTCGGGGGTGATTGGTTTGATCGCCTCAATGACCTTGCAGGGCTGCGCCCAGCGCCAGATTGAAACGGCGCCGGCCGTCATTGCGGTGGAAGTGAAAGACACGCCCCAGGCGGATCTGCTGGCCTGCCCGGCGCCGCCTGCGCCATTCCCGCGCGATGCCACGGCCACAATCCCGCCGGCGGTGCGATCGGCGCTCATTGCCTTTGCCACGGCCTATGCGGACACGCGCGACCAGTTGCTGCGCGTCATCCGCTGGCATGAGCCGGGCGCCTGCGCGGATCTGCGCCGATGAAAAAGCCGGCGAGCCTTCGCGCCCACCTCACCGCCTATTTGCCCGAGTTGCAGTCGCACCCGGATCGCCTCGCTATCTACGTCGAGAGCGGCAGCGTGCGCGCCCTCCAGTCGCGCTCCCATAGCTTTGAATATGCCTACAAGCTGCAGGTGGGGCTTTGGGATTTTGCCGGCTCGACCGATAGCCTCATGCTGCCGCTGCTGATCTGGCTGGAGACAGAGCAGCCCGAGCGCCTCCGTGATCGCGATGCAACGCCCTTCACCTTTGAGGCCGAGCTGCTGGACAGCGACACCAGCGATATCCTGATCTCGATCGATCTCACCGAGCGCGTGATCGCCAAGCTCCGCGAGGATGGCACCGGCTTTGACCTAGAGCACCCGGCTGAGCCGCCCACGTTCCAGTCGTTCGCCGACGTCGATAATCCGTTTCTTCAAGGCTGGGGCGGCACCGAGCCGCTTGTGGCAAGCGAAGCGCCAGGCGTCATCCTGACACCGGCAATCCCGCCAGACGCATGAGCGAGGAACTGCTCGAGCTGGAGGCGATGGCCGGCGCGATTGTGCGGGCGCTGAGCGCCGGCGAGCGCCGCTCCATGCTGCGCAAGATGGCCCAGCGCCTCGTCCTGAGCCAGCGCAAGCGCATCGCCGCCCAGCGCGCTCCAGATGGCAACGCGTTCGAGCCTCGCAAGCAAAAGACGCCTGCCATTCCGTCGCGCGGCCCGGCATGTTTCCTCTATCCATCGGGCAGCGGCGTGCGCCGCGTCATCATGCGCGGCTTCTCATGGGACAGCGATCGCAAGATGACCGGCTTCGATGTGGAAGCCGGCGGCATTCGTTCCTTCCGCTTCGACAAGGTGGTGAAGTGGCTTCCCGTGCCCGAGGAATATCGCGGGGGCGGCGGCAGCACATTGCGTCGCAAGGGCGGCCTGCGCCGCCGCGCCATGTTCAGGCGACTCTCATCCGGTCGCTATCTGCGCTCTGGCGTGGACGATCGCGGCTTTTGGGTGGGCTTTAGCGGCAAGGCGAGCGAGATCGCCGGCATCCACCAGCACGGCTTGCGCGATAAGCCGTCGCTGCGCGCTCGTGCGATCTCTTACCCCAAACGAGAACTGATCGGGGCGACCGAGGCGGATCGGGAAATGCTGATTGACATGCTGTATCAACAACTCGGCTCGACGTGATTGGGGTGATCCAAGGGCAGCTTTCGTCAATGCTGGTAAGTTTATCGGACGCCCAGAATGGCGTGGAGACCTGACATTACAAATCTGCGTCGTAGAGGGTCACAAACTTAGATGTCGTAACATCTGGCGACGTGTCGGCATCGATATTGATGATATCGATCCCATATGGTCTGCAGAGATCGTGCATCTTCACGGCGACAGCCACGATGGCAGGCACTGTCTTCTCAACCTCCAGCTTTGGATAGAGAAATCCAAAGTCCCACCCGTCGGTGTTCGCCCATCCTTCCCTGGCGAGAAAATGTGACACACTTTCCAAGTTCAAGAGGGGGCCGGAAAGATAGAACGTCAGCCATAAGCGCTTGTCAGCAAACTCTGGCATGGCTTCCACATCAGCAAAGTAAGTTCTGATCTGTTGAGAGAGCGATTTATATCGATCCATACTCGTTTATAGCGTGCGCCGCTGACATTCGCAAAATGGGCCATTGAACTGCAAATTTTAGCGCGGTCGATCTGATTCCGGGGGTAACTACTTTTGGGAGAAGGGCAGCATCGGGGAACGCCTGCAACAGGGTGGAAAGCGGACATCAATAAATGACAGGCCGCTTTGCTCCCCACGTACCTTCGACACAGCGCCTTTGTTGGCATAAGCCACTCTCGATTACCTCGGTTCGGACAAAGTGAGCACGATCTGACGGAACTTGAGGATTAAACTCCACCCACAGGAGACCGGCGTCCTTTGGCAATTCAGCGTATTGACGGAGGTATGTTTTCAGCTCAGCGTCGCTGATTTGAGTCCCGTTCCACTCAACGATTCCGGCACGAGTGACCCGTAAAACGTGGCCTTCTTGGAAGGCATTATCCGGGCCTTTGGGAATTTCCATAGCATTTGGACTACCACATCCTCCTAGCGCCAAAGCCAAGGTGAGGGTCGTTATCAGCCGCATTCGCGCATCATATTGCGAAATGGCCAGGTCCGCCATCCAAGAACTCCACCGGCCGACGGCGAACGTCCGCAATGTCGTCGTGTCCGGAAAGGCAGCTTTGAGCGCATAAATCCTAAATCGAGACTATCGGCGGAAGGCTGCACGGACGGCGGGTTTTGATGATTGCTGCGGCTGAGTGCTATGGCTGAGATGGCGTGGGAAGTGGCCTGCCAGCTTTCAAGTCGAGCAGGAATCATCTTCGCTCCGCCCCGACTGCCCGCGTTAGCTTCGCTGCAAAGTAGAGTGTGCCCCAGCCACCTACGAAGATCAGCGACCAAGTCGCATTTCCTCGGATCAGATAGTCCGCTGTCAATATTATGCACCAGAGCAACAGGGGAATTGTCCTCGCACCTAGTCGCTTAAAAGAGGTTTTTTCGTTCCCAAACAACAGCCGTCCTTTCCGCCTTTGGCTTATCCTTTCACAACGTGAGAATTTCCGCAATGTCATCGCGTCCGGACCGGCGACTTATAGTGTAAGAACCGCTCGAAGCAGACAGTAATTGTCCGAAAACCTCGACGCTGCCCAAGCCAACCTAGCACTTTCATCGGGCGAGAGCGTCTCGCCCGATGCGCCGCATAGAATAGGGCGCCAGCCTCGGCCGAAATAGCCGGCATGGCCGATGCAACTTTCACCGCAGTCGATCTTTCGCGCCTTCCCGCGCCCGATGTGATCGAAAAGCTCAACTTTGAGACGATCCTCGCCGATGCGGTAGCGCAGATGCAGGCGCGCACGCCTGACTTTGAGGCGCGGGAGAGTGACCCCGCCACCAAGCTTCTGCAAGTCACCGCCTATCTCGCCCAACTGCTGCGTCAGCGCGTCAACGATGCCGCCCGTGCCGTCATGCCGGCCTATGCCACCGGCGCGGATCTCGACAACATCGCTGCCCTGTTCGGCATCGCCCGCCTCACGCTCACGCCCGCCAACACCGCGCTGGGGATCCCGGCCGTCATGGAAAGCGATGCCGATTTCCGCAGGCGCATGGTGCTGGCGCCCGAGGGATATTCCGTCGCCGGGCCGGAAGGCGCCTATATCTTCCATGCGCTGAGCGCCGATGCCGACGTGCTGGACGCCAGCGCCACCAGCCCAAGCCCTGGCGAGGTGATCGTGTCCGTCCTCTCGCGGCAAGGCGACGGCACCGCATCGCCGGCGCTGCTCGCCACCGTCGCCACCTTCGTGTCGGATGAGACGCGCCGGCCGCTCACCGATTTCGTGAGCGTCCAGTCCGCGCAGATCGTGCCTTATGCGGTGCAGGCCACACTCACCACCTATAGCGGGCCGGATGGCAGCGTGGTGGTCGAGGCCGCGCGCCAGCAGCTTGAGGATTATGTGGCGGCCAGCCATCGCCTCGGTCGCGACATCACCCGCTCCGGGCTGTTCGCCGCGCTTCATGCCGAAGGCGTGCAGAACGTCGTGCTCTCTGCGCCGGTGGCGGACCTGATCGTGACGCGCACGCAAGCGCCGCACTGCGCCGGCATATCGCTCACCTATGCGGGCACCGGCGAATGACGGTGCCCAGCATTCTGCCATCTGGCTCCACGCCGCTGGAGAAGGCGCTTGAGCAGGTGGTCACCGGCGCGCTCGATATCCCGGCGCCGATCCGCAAGGTATGGTCGCCCGACGAATGCCCCATCGAGCTATTGCCATGGCTGGCTTGGGGCCTGAGCCTCGATAACTGGTCATCGGACTGGTCAGACGCCATCAAGCGCGAGCGCGTGCGCAAGGCGATCCCGATCGCGCGGCAGAAAGGCACCGCCGCCAGCGTGCGCAGCGTCGTGCAAAGCTTTGGCGGCTCGGTCGCGATCCGCGAGTGGTGGCAGCAGGTGCCGCGCGGGGTCCCGCACACATTCCAGCTTCTGCTCAATCTGGAACAGGCCGGCGCCCCGGCGAGCGCGGCCTTTGTCGATCAGGTCATTGCCGAGGTGAAGCGCGCCAAGCCGGTTCGCTCTCACTTCACATTCACCCAGGGCATCACGGCACGCGGCGGTATCGGCCTTGTCGCGCGCGCGAGGCCTGCTCTGCTCGCCCGGCTCAGCTGCGCCGCGCCGGCCGCCTAATCGGAGGTTCCATGGCTCTCTCAATCATTGTCACCGATGCCGGGCGTGCTGCTCTGGTCAACGCCGCGAACAACGGCACCAATCCGGTGGTAATCACACAGGCGGGTATCACTGCCACCGCCGTCGTGCCTTCGCCCGGCGCCACCGCCGTTCCCGGCGAGATCAAGCGGATCTCGACAATCTCCGGCGATGTGGTGGCCGATGACATGATCCACCTCGTGGTGAGGGACGAAACGGCCGACAGTTATGCGCTGCGTAGCTTTGGCCTCTATCTGGGCGATGGCACGTTGTTCGCCATCTATGGGCAAGCCGAGCCGGTTATGGAGAAGTCATCGCAGGCGATGATGCTGCTCGCGATCGACATTGCTTTTGCCGATATCGATGCCGCCGCAATCAGCTTTGGCGATGCCAATTTCATCAACCCGCCTGCGACCGAGGAAGCGCAGGGCGTGGTGGAGCTGGCCACGCCGGCGGAAACCGAAACCGGCGTGGACGCGACTCGCGCGGTGCATCCCAAGGGCCTCAAGGATGCCGTCACCAGCTGGCTCAATGCCCGCTTCGGCGAGGGCAATCCTTCGGCGTTCATGAAAGGGCTGCTCGCTACCGCCTCGGCAGCTGCAATGCGCGTCGCGCTCGGGATCAAGAGCGGCGCGCTCAAGGATGAAGGCGCCGGCGGCGGCCTCGATGCAGATCTGCTCGATGGTCAGCACGGCGCATATTATGCGGACATTCCCGCCCGCCTCGGCTTTACGCCATGGGGGCCGACCAATGATGGCGCCGGCTCTGGCCTTGATGCCGGCCTGCTGGCGGGCCAGCTCCCCAGCTACTACACGAATATTACCGCGCGTTTGGGTTATACACCTCTCAATTCAACGGCTTACACCGCCGCAGACGTTCGCACGAAACTCCTAACTGTGGACGGCGCCGGCTCCGGCATCGACGCCGATTTGCTCGATGGCCAGCAAGGTAGCTGGTACTCAGACGTCCCCGCGCGCCTTGGTTACACTCCGGCGAATAAGGCAGGTGAAACGTTCACGGGGGCCATCCATCTCCTGCGCGCCGGAAGTCAGGAAATACGGTTTTCGGCGGGCGGCTCGCTTGGGTGGCGGATGATTTCCGCTGTAGGTGCGGGCGCTGGCAGTCTCTATCTGCAATATAGCAACGACAGTTTTTCGTCATCGTTTGTGACCGGGCTCGAGCTTACCTCCACCGGTTATGCCGCGTCACCCAACCAAGGCGTGCTTTGGGGGGCAAGCAATGACGGCTCCGGTTCCGGCATGGATGCCGACCTGCTCGACGGCTACCACGCAGACGCTTTTCTCCGGCTCAATGGGAACACGCGGCTGCAACAAGACCGCGGTTATCTCCTCTATGCAAACGGCATCAAAGAGACGTGGGGTGAGATCGTCCTGAATGCGAATAGCTCTGGCTATTGGGATTATCCGGTGGCCTTCAGCAACTGGGTCCACCCGCAGATCAGTGTCACCGTGGTGAACGGCGAAGATAATGCCAGCCAGGTTACGGGCATCACGTCCGTGGGGCTGACCGGCATCTGGCTCTACACCGCAAGCAATTCGGCGGTCCGCATCTATGTCCGCATTCTGGGAGTGTAACAGGAGGTTGTATGAGCGATTTGGAGATTCGCGTGGGAGCGCTTGATCGCGCTTCTGCCACAGTCCCCGTGACATTTACCCAAGGCGACATTGTGCATCGCCGCGCAGTCAACGCGGTGCTGAAAAACGACGGCACACATGATCGCCCGGCCACGATCGCCCGCGTCGATGAGGTGGCGCGTGGGGTCGCCGAAAAGATCAGGATCGGTATCATCGCAGCACCCCCCTCGCCGGATGCTAAGTAAAACTGCGCCCTAGTTTGACGCGCCATCTGCCTTGGCAGAGGCTTACCGCTTCGCATCGCTGATAAGGATAGCGCCCAAGTGAATTGTTCATTCGACCATTAGATGATGATTCATCAGCATCAGTGAAACTAACATTTGTTAAGTTTGTTCTCCGGAAATGGAGAAATCAACAACCCCTTATGCACTTGTGGTCGACGATGACGCTCTGATCCTCATGCATGCCTGCAATATTCTGGAGGACGCAGGATTTCGCTGTTTCGACGCATCTGATGGGCAAGCTGCAGTCAAAATGCTCGACGGGCATGCCGCATCGATCATTTTGCTTTTTTCAGATGTCGAAATGCCCGGCGGCATCGATGGCTTTGAATTGGCACGTCATGTGGCCGGGAACTGGCCACACATCGAAATTGTCATTGCTAGTGGAAGAATAACGCCTCAGCCGGGCGACATGCCGGAGCGCGCGACATTCGTTGCCAAGCCCTTCAGCACTCAAATGGTCCACGACCATCTTCGTGCCACTCTCCCTGATGGCAAAAAGCCCGAGCCTCTCAAAACTGCAGTTTAGTCTCGAAATCCGCTGGGCTTTTCGCGCCTAAGCGTTGGAAACCGGCGGAGAATTCATGACATCAAGCAACAATGATCCTGAACGTCGTCCCTCTTCCGGTTGCGGAGGGCATTTTGCGTTAGTAGCGGTCTTGCTCGCCATTTCCGTCCTCGCGGTTGTGGCGATGCTCATTTAGTCCTGTCCCACGCTGGACAACAACAGCGGCCGCATGCCGCGGCGGTTTGCTTCCTCCAGAACGGCAGCTTGAAGCGCAGACACGCAATCGGCCGCTGCACTTCGTCGTGCCATCCAAGCCAGCTCATTATCACTCATTTTCTTTGCCATCTCGGCGCAAGCTTGCTTCAATAGGCGCATCCCGGAGTCCCGAACTCGAAGTCTGATCATGAGGCGCAACTAGCCTGATAAGCTGCGCCGCAGTACCTGTCCCTTGGGGCGAAAATCGGCCTCAACTGTATCGGTCAACGTGCCGGAACGCCTCGGATGGGTTTGAGGGGCAACAGCCCCCTGGCTACCACTGTTTGATCTCAATCATCTTCATCGGGCGAGACGTTCTCACCCGATGAAGCCCCGCGCGTGAGCGCTAACCGCGCGGCATGGTCTGGCCATGCGCAACCCTTCCGACCTTGAACAGATGACCGGCGAAGTGATCCAGCTGGGCGCGATTGCCTCCGTGGATCCCGCAAACGCCACTTGCACCGTGGCCCTTGGCGAGATCACCACCGGCGAGCTGCCATGGCTCGCCCAGCGTGCCGGCGGCGTGCGCTCATGGTCGCCGCCGACAGTTGGCGAGCAATGCGTGGTATTGGCGCCCGAGGGCGATCTGGCCAACGGGTTGGTGGTGCTGGGCCTCTACAGCAACGCGCACCCGGCACCCTCGACCAATCCCGATCTTGTCCAGTTGGCGCTAAATGACGGCGCGGTGATCGAATATGATCAGACAGCCCATGCGCTGCGCGCGACGCTGCCCGCCGGCGGCACGGCGCAGATCGAGGCGCCCGGCGGCATCACCATCAAAGGCGATGTGACGATCGAGGGCGATATCAGCCTCGAGGGCGATATCAGCATGAGCGGCACGCTGACGGCCGAGCAGGATGTGCTGGCGGCCGGCAAGAGCCTCAAGAACCACCGGCACAGCGGCGTGACGGCGGGCGGCGCGCAAAGCGGGCCGCCGGCATGAGCGGGATGGATCGCCGCACAGGCGCCCCGCTCGACGGGCCAGACCATATCCGCCAGTCCGTGAGCGACATTCTCGGCACCGCCATCGGCGCGCGCGTTGGCCGCCGTGAATATGGGTCGCTGCTGCCCGAGCTGATCGACCGGCCGATGACCGCGCCCAATATCCTGCGCCTCTATGCAGCCACGGCTCTGGCGCTCTCGCGCTGGGAAAAACGCTTGCGCCTGCGGCGTGTCCAGCTGGTTGCGGGCGATCGTCCTGGCACTGCCTCACTCACCATCGATGCCGAGCGCACGGATGCCCCAGCGCCGAACGCCCGGCTGCGCCTCACTTACCCCCTCAACGCTTAAACTCGAGGAACCGAGCAATGGCTTTCAAGCACGGCATCACCATCACCGAGATCGATACCGGCGCGCGCACGATCAGCGCCGTGGCCACCGCCGTTATCGGCCTTGTCGCGATCGCCAGCGATGCGAACGCGGCGACCTTCCCGCTCGATAAGCCCGTGCTGATCACGGATCTTGCGGATGCGATCAGCAAGGCCGGCACCAATGGCACGCTCGCCAGCTCGCTGCGCGCGATCAGCGCGATCGTGAGCACGCCCGTGGTTGTGGTGCGCGTGGAAGAGGGCGGCGATGCAGCCGAGACGGCCAGCAATGTGATTGGAGGCGACGTGGCCGGCGAAAAGACCGGCATGCAGGCCTTGCTCGCAGCGCGCGCCCAGACGATGGCTCAGCCCAAGATCCTGATCGCGCCCGGCCTCGAGACGCAGGCGGTCACCAAGGCGCTGGCCGTGGTGGCAAAGAAGCTGCGCGCTTTCGCTTATGCCCGCGTCGTCGGCGACACGGTTGCCGAGGCCGGGCTCTATCGCGCCAATTTTGATGAGCGCGAGCTGATGCTCGTCACGCCCGACTGGCTGGTCTGGGATACGGTCACCAGCGCCAACGGCACCGGCCATGCCGCTGCCTATGCCGGCGCCATGCGCGCGCTGATCGATCAGCAATATGGGCCGCAAAAGACCCTCTCGAATGTCCCGGTGCCGAGCGTTCTTGGCATCACCAAGGATTTCTATTGGGACATCGAGAACATGGCGAGCGATGTGGGGGTGCTCAATCAGGCGCACGTCACCAGCCTCATCCGCACCGATGCCGGCTATCGCTTCTGGGGCAACCGCACCTGCGCGGCGGATACCAGCCTCTATAAGTATGAGAGCACGGTGCGCGTGGCGCAGCTGCTCACCGATACGATTGCCAAGGGCATGTTGTGGGCGGTGGATAAGCCGCTCACCCCGTCGCTCACCCGCGATATCATCGAGACGATCAACGGCTTTTTCCGCCAGCTCAAAGCGCAGGGCGTGGTGCTGGGCGCCAATGCGTGGTTCGATTCCGCGCTCAACTCGGTGGAGAGCCTCAAGGCCGGCAAGCTGCGCATCGATTATGATTACACGGTGCCGCCGCCGCTCGAGGATCTCGGCTTCAATCAGCGCATCACGGACAAATATCTGGCCGATTTCAGTGCGGCGCTGAGCGAGGCCTGATCGCCCGCCATCCTCTTTCCCCGATCATAGGAGCAAATCATGGGCCTGCCCCGCACTCTCAAAAATATGATGCTGTTCAACGAAGGCTCGGCCTATCTGGGCGAAGTCAAGGCGGTGACCTTGCCGACGCTCACCCGCAAGATGGAAGAATATCGCGGCGGGGGCATGGCCGCGCCAATCAGCCTCGATATGGGCATGGAGGCGCTCTCGGCTTCCTTCACCGCCGGCGGCCCGCTGCGCGACGCCCTGCGCCAGTTCGGCGTCCAGACCGTCGATGGCGTCTATCTGCGCTTCGCCGGCGCCTATCAGCAAGATGACAGCGCCGCCGTGGACGCGATCGAGGTGGTGATCCGCGGTCGATACAGCGAAATCGAAATGGGCGATCAGGAGGTGGGCGAGCCGGGCGAGTTCAGCGCCACGGTGGCGATCGCCTATTACAAGCTGATCTGGAACGGCCGCACTGAGATCGAGATCGATCCCATCAACATGATCGAGATCGTGGACGGCGTCGATCGTCTCGCAGCCCAGCGCAACGCCATCGGCATCTTCTAAGCCTGAACGGCCCGGCCTCATCGGTCGGGCCGTGTCCCCCTTTGCCTTTTGGAGAGCATCATCATGACCACCCCGGCCGAGCCGATCCTTCGCACCGTCACCCTCGACACGCCTATCCAGCGTGGCGAGCAGTCGATCGAGAGCATCCAGCTGCGCAAACCCAAGTCGGGCGAGCTGCGCGGCCTTTCGCTGGTCGACCTCGGCCAGCTCAAGGTGGATGCACTCACCAAGATCCTGCCGCGTATCTCCAACCCCGTGCTCACGCAGGCCGAGGTCGCCAACATGGATCCGTCCGACCTGCTCGCCTGCGGTGCGGAGATCGGGAGTTTTTTGTTGCAGAAATCGCAGATGGCGGTGCTCCACGACTGATCGAGGATGCCATGGCGGATCTGGCGATCACCTTTCACTGGTCGCCGGCCGTCATGGACGAAATGAGCGTGAGCGAGCTGCTGGGCTGGCGTGAACATGCCGCCCGCCGATCAAGGCCCCCAGAGAAAACCGGAAAGCGCTAGTCATGGCATCGAAGAACCTTCGCCTGCAGGTCATCCTCGAGGGCCTCGATCGCGTGACCGCACCGCTCAAGGCGATCACCGGCGCCAGCTCCAATGCGCGCAAGGATCTGGCCGAGACGCACAAGCAGCTGCAAAAGCTCGATGCGGCACAGCAGCAGGTCGGCAAATACAAGGCGGCCGAGGGCCGCTTTGCCGCCGACACTCAGGCACTGGCCCAACAGCGAGCCAAAATGGAAGAGCTGCGCGCGACGCTCGAAAAGACCGAGGCGCCGACCAAGAAGCTGCGCAATGAGTTCGCGCGCGCTGAAAAGCAAACCACTCTGCTCACGGCCAAGGTGGATAGGGGCGGCGATGAGCTGCAGCAGCTCTCCCGGCAGCTGGGCGAGGCTGGCATTGATGTGGCAGATCTCGCGCGCCATGAGAATGATCTGGCCATCCGCACGCATGATGCCAATCAGGCCCTGAAGCGCCAGACAGAGCAGCTCGACAAGGTGGCGAAGGCACAGCGCAACACCGATCGGCTCAATGAGGTGAGCGCCAAGGCGACCGGCCTTGGCCTCGGCATGGTGGCCGCGGGCACCGCCGCCGGCGCGCCGATCGTCATGGCAACCAAACAGGCCATGACGCTCGAGGCGGTGATGGCTGATGTGCGCAAGGTGGTGGATTTCGATTCCCCGCAGGCCTTTGCTCAGATGACCAGCGATATCCTCGACATGAGCGAGCGGATCCCGATGGCGGCCGAGGGCATCGCTGCGATCGTGGCGGCCGCCGGGCGCGCGAACGTGCCCCGCGAGGAACTGCTGCGCTTTGCGGAGGATGCGGCTAAAATGGGCGTGGCCTTTGAGAGCACGGCCGAGGATGCCGGCGCGACAATGGCCAAGTGGCGGACTGCGTTCGAGCTGCCGCAAGATGGCGTGGTGGAGCTGGCCGATCAGATTAACGCGCTCACCAACACCTATGGCGGCAATGTGAGCGCCGTTACCGAAATGGTGACGCGCATCGGCCCGCTCGGCAAGGTGGGTGGCCTGGCTGCAGCCCAGATCGCCTCCATGGGCCAAGTGCTCTCGAGCGTGGGCGTTGAAAGCGAGATCGGCGCCACCGGCATCAAGAACATGATGCTGGCGCTCACCAAGGGCAGCGCCGCCACCAAATCGCAGCAGAAGGCGTTCGCATCGCTGGGCCTTGATGCCGAGCAGGTGGGCAAAGCCATGCAGAAGGATGCCGGCGGGGCGATCCTCGATGTGCTCGGGCGCCTGCAGGGGCTGTCGAAGGAAGCCCAGGCTTCCACCCTCACGCAGCTTTTCGGATCCGAGAGCGTGGGCGCGATCGCGCCGATGCTCAACAATCTCGATCAGCTGCGGGAGAACTTCGCACTGGTTGGCGATAGCAGCCGCTATGCCGGCTCGATGAACGCGGAATATCTCGGCGCGATCGCCACGGCCGAGGGCGCCACCGGCCTTGCCACCAACGGCCTCAAGGCGCTCAACATCACCATGGGGCAATATCTGCTCCCCACGGTGGTGAAGGTCGCTGGCATGGTCGCCGGTGCGGCAAAAACCATGCGTAGCTGGGCGCAAGAGCATCCGGTGCTGGCCAAGGGCATCATGATGTTCGTCGGCGCCGGCGCGGCGCTGCTGATCCTGCTCGGCACGTTGGCGCTCGGCTTTGCGGCGCTCACCGCTGCCGCCGCGCCCTTGGGAATCGCGCTCGGCCCGCTGCTGCTCATCGTGGCCGCCGTCGCCGCAGTCGCTGCTGCTGCCTATCTCATCTATGACAGCTGGGATGGCATCGTTGCCTATTTCAGCGGCATCTGGAGCGGCATTCTTGACGCGATCCGGAACGCCGTGGGGTTCCTGCGCTCTCTCGACTTCGGCCAGATCGGCCGGGATCTCATTCAGGGCCTGATCAACGGCATGCTCGGCAAGCTGGCTGCACTCAAGGAAACGATCGTCAGCGCGGCGAGCAGCGTGGCGAAGTGGTTCAAGGAAAAGCTCGGCATTCATTCGCCTTCCCGCGTGTTCGCGGGGCTGGGCGGGTTCGTGATGGAGGGCCTCGATCAGGGCCTCGCTGCGAACACCGCTGGGCCGCTGCAGCGTATCTCCCAACTATCGGGCCAGATGACGCGCGCGCTCTCCGTCGGCGCCGGTGGGGCGGCCGTGGCGATCGCTGGACCAGCTGCGGCGCAAGGAGGCGCCAGTGCATCTGCTGCGCCGGCTGCGGCACCCTCCACCTATCATATCGAGATCAAGGTGAGCGGCGTCGGCGTGCCCGAGGACATTGCCGATGCCGTGCGCCGGGCCATTGAGCAGATCGAGCGCGAGAGGCGCGGGCGCGGCTATGGCGACGATTAAGGAGGCGGCGCGATGCATCTGATGGCTCTGGGCATGTTCGTTTTCGAGATGGGGTCGCTCGCCCCCGATGACCTGCAGCGCAAGGCAGACTGGCAACATGCCCGCGCGCCGCGCATGGGCGCGCGCGATGCGGTGCAGTTCACCGGGCCGGGCACCGAAACCATCTCGCTATCGGGCACCACCTATGCCGAGCTGAGCGATGGACAGGTGAGCATCGATCAGCTGCGCGAGATGGCCAGCGCCGGTGATGCCGTTCCACTGGTAAGCGGCGCCGGCGAGGTGCTTGGCAATTTCGTGATCGAGGCGATCGATGAGCGCCATGCCTATCTGATGGCCAATGGCCGACCGCGCCGGATCGATTTCGCAATTGATCTGCTGCGCGTGGATGATCCGGCGCCCGAGGATCCCGAGGCTGCGCAATGAGCGGCCACAATATCGCTGACTGGCGCGTAACCCTCGACGGCGTCGATCTATCCGACCGGCTGCGCCCGCGCCTTGTCTCGCTTAGCCTGTCCGAGCGGCGCGACGATGAGGCCGATCAACTCGATATCGTGCTGAGCGATACCGATGGCGGCCTTGCGATTCCCAGAGAAGGCGCGGTGTTGAGCGTCGAGATCGGGTGGAAGCAGGGTCGCAATGTGCCGATCGGCCTTGTTCACAAGGGTAGCTTCAAGGTGGATGATGTGACCCATGCCGGGCCGCCCGATCAGATCACGATCCGCGCACGGTCGGCGGATTTTACATCCGAGATCCGCAACCGGCGCGAAGGCAGCTGGAAGGATACCACGCTGGGGGCGATTTTGCGCGACGTGGCGGGCCGCAATGGCCTTACCGCGAAGGTGGCGCCGGATCTGTCGTCGATCGCCCTGGCATCGATCGCACAGAGCCGCGAAAGCGATGTGGCGTTCCTGCGCCGGCTCGGCCGCGAGCATGATGCCGTGTCCACAATCAAGAGTGGAAACCTTATCTTTGCGCGCAAAGGCGCCGGCGCCACCACCAGCGGCAAGGCCCTCCCGCAAATCGAGATCCCGCGCAGCCATGTCTCGAGCCATTCATGGCAGCGGCAGAAGCGAGAGGGGCAAGAAGGCGTCGCGGCGAGTTGGCACGATCGCGGCGAGGCGAAACGCAAGAGTGTGACCGTGGGCGCGCAGAAGGACGCCAAGCGCCTGCGCAAGGTCTATCCTGACGAAGCCAGCGCGACGCAAGCAGCGATCGCCGAGCGCGACCGGCTCAAGCGAGCGCCAGCCACGCTCGATCTGACCCTCGCTCTGGGGCGCCCGGATGCGACCCCGGAAGCTGGATTTACGGTGAGCGGCTTCAAGGATGAAATCGATGCCACGAGGTGGCTGATCACCGAGGTAACGCATCGGCTCGACAAGAGCGGCGGTTATACATCGGCGTTGCGAGCGGAATGCATGCCCTAAAGGAATTTCTTACTCGAGATTTCCGGCAGATATTGGGGATCTGAACGAGTGATGATAAGTAGAAGTCATGCAAGATGCGCCCTTGATTTTTTTAAGTTATTCTTCGCCTGATCGCGATCGGGTTTTCGCATGGCATGATTGGCTGTCGGGCAAGGGGTTCGACACTTGGATGGATAAGCGCCGCATCAAGGGCGGGCAAAACTGGGATTTTGAGATTAAGCGGGCTCTTCAAAAGGCTGCGATTGTAATTGTGTTCCTCTCCGCCAACTCGGTCGATCGGCGAGGCTATGCTCAGCGCGAAATTAGGTCCGCGTTGGATCACTCGCGAGACAAGCTGATCGATGATATATATCTTATCCCTGTGATGCTGGATGAAGTACCGATTCCTCCGGAATTGGAATCTATTCACATTATTCGCCCGGCCGATGGGGATGCATTTGAATTGGTGGCAGATGCCATCACCGCTCAGCTTGAACGTCTCGGCGCGGAGATTGCCCGCATTCAGGGCGAGAGCGAACTCAGGTGGTCAATGACTACACACAGGGATAGTTGGGACGGGCTCCCTGGTTACGAGACCTCGTTTGAGCTGCCCTATTTCCAGTCAGAGGTTTATCCTCAGATCAATGAGATCACACAGAGGCTGAAAGGATGGCTTGTCGGCCAGACAATGCAGCAACGACTAGTGAAATTTGAACAGAGTCCGGCAGTTCATAATTTTGGTCAAAGTCGTTTCTTTCGGAAGAACACGTGGGACGCTTCATGCGGCGAGCCGAAATTAAAGGAAAGAGTATTAACTGTAGCATATACAGTGTGGTGGTATTACGCTGGCGCAGCTCATCCGAATTCTTGTTTTAGAACCTTCTCATTCATGTTGGACCCCCTCATTGAGCTAGGAAGCGCAGCTAGCTTATTCGTGGATGCGTCCAAGGCTCTGCCTGTGATTCAACACAGTGTCCGCGCACATTTTCTGTCGAATAAAACCGATGAAAATGAGCGAAGCGGCTGCAATGAATTCTCGAGAGAATGGGTCATCCGGGGCACGGAAGGCTGGGAAGATTTTCAGAACTTCGTATTCAGCGAATCTGGAATTGAATTTCTCTTTCCTCCCTACGCGATTGCATCGTACGCCGAGGGGCCGCAGACGGCGCTAGTGCCTTATGGCTCGCTAACGAAATTGCTCCATCCCCACATCGTGTCCGCGCTAGGTGTTGAGTATCTCGATTATTTGCCGCCCGACTGGCCTTTTCCGTCCGACGAGGGGCAATCCGAACCTGTGGAGCCTGCGAAAGCATAATCGCCAGCTCCATCATCGACACGCAGTTTCGCGGATTGCTTACGTCATCAATCGTCGATCAGCACCAAGGCTCCCGACGGCCGGTCCATGTGCGGGCGAGGCCTTCACTCACGAGCTGATCGCCGAGGGAGTGGCCGTCACGAAGCAAGACGCGGAGTTTGCGATTATACCGGTCTGCATCACGGTCCCCGACCTTGCGGACTTCAAACGGGCCATCGTTGACCAGCTCGAGAAGGCGGCGCTTGGCCTGCTCGCCACGTTCCAGCTCTTGGCTGCAGCGCGGCGAGCTGATTTCGGGGGCGTCGATGTCGGCGATGCGAACTTTCACTTCCCCGATCCAAAGCGTGTCGCCATCCACCACACAGTTCCGGCGGGCGGTGCCGCAGATGTCGTACTGGACGGATGTAGCTGGGGCGAGTTCCTGCGAGACACCGCCCCCTCCCCGGCCCGAAAACGAGCTGAGAGCACCGATGCCCAAGCCGACGATCGCGGCAGCGCCAAGCACTCCGGTCACCTGCAAGCTATTCATGCCTCGATTTTCTCACCAACACCTCTGAACGTAAATCCGTGTTGTGCTCACAACTGAACATTTCTTGCTTTCCTACAGGGAGTTGGCCCATTTAGGCAAGAACGAATCAGGAACAAACGGATAAAGGTTGGTGACGGGAAAGACGTGGCGGTTGACGCCGGGATGCGAGTTTGCGTGCGAGCGATGCAGTGTTCGGTGCGCGACGATTGCGGCGGTCAGGGACGATCTGTGGCGAGAGACCGAGCAGCTTCTGCGGGCGCAATCATTGGGACCTTGCCCTGATCGGGCACGACAGGTCCGATCGCTGCAAAGCCAGCTGGAAGGCGCTGAGCGAGAATTCGCGCGGCTTCGGCCCTCGTTGCGTCCACTGGGACCAGTGCGAGCAAGCTCTGGAACATATCAGCCAGCGCTTCTTCACTAGGCATTACCATCGTGCAGGTCACGAACTGCAGCTGAGGCTGAGCATCTTGAATGTTGCGAACTTCCGGCTCGGTCTCATCCTCTGCGAGACCGGCCAGTTTCATGACCTCAGCGGGATCCACACTGTGGCGAGCAAGCACGGCGGCAATTCGGCGCGTAAGGTCAAGCGGGAGAGTGGCTTTCTTGTACCTGGACGATTCGTAGTTTGAGTAGGTGCCCAATGGCAAATCGAGAGCAGCCGCCATCGACCTGACCGAAAGTCGGGGCATCGCCATCATTCGTAGGTCTCGCAGACGCGCGCTCACAGATGTCATTTGGCGACCATGCGAAAATTTCGCACGCATGCTGTCCTTATTTTGAGATTGACTGCTGTCCGAAAATATCGGACATGCTGTCTTCATGGAAAGCACACCTTCCCTTTTCGAAATGTTCGGCGGCGTTCGACCTATGGCACGCGCCATCCGTGAAGCGCCGTCTAACGTAGCAAGCTGGAAGCGCGCGGGGCGTATTCCGCCCGATAAGCAGCGCTCTGTGCTGGAGGTCGGGGAAGAGTTGGGTCTTCAGATCACCGCCGAGCATGTGGTTTTTCCGTTGGGACGACCAGCTGCCGCCACGCCGTCCGAAATAGCCGCACAAAGCGACTCTGTCTGTTTCGGACGGAAGGCCAAATTGAAGCGTGAGGGGCAAGCCTGATGCTCGCCCTCTGCTCAATCCTTTTTCCACTGGCCGGGGTCGCTGCCCTCGTCACGATCATCAAAACCGGCGCGGATTACCGGGTGCAGGCGCGTGCCGCCCTCTCCGCGCTTTTCCACGGAGGATCAAATCAATGATCAGCAGCCGAATTTACCGGCCCGGCGAGATCATGCCGGCGAACGAGTGCCGCTATTGCCACGGCAAGGGCACATTGCAGAACGTCCACTCGTCCGCCTGGGCCGTGCCGCGGCTTATCCGCGTCCGCTGCACGCACAAGGTTGGCGACCCTTATGGCTTCGCCGAGCAGCAGCGCGATAATTTGCGCTACTGGCTGATTGGCCTTGGAGTTGGCGGCGGTTTGCTCGCCCTTGCCCTTCTGCTGGGAGGCCAAGGCTGATGATCTTTTCCCGTGTCGATCAGGAAACCATCCGCGCCATCGTGCGCGAAGAAATCGCGCTCGATGAGCTGAACAGGCTTGAGGCTCCCGCCTCTCCCACAATCAAGCCTGCCCAGCTCACCTTGCGCGGGGGGGCTGGCGCACCACCCACAGTGCCAGCCCCTACCACAATCGCCAAAGCTGCGGAATTCGTCGCTGCGCTACTTCGTGAGGAGCGGGACCGCCGCTGCGATATTGAGGCCGTGACGGTGCATCACCGGGGGAGGGGGACGGAGGTTCGCCTGATCACTGGCGGCCGTTCGTTCACGCTCACCGTGAATGAACAGCAGGTGATGACATGACCAAGCGCCGCGAACCGCTGAGCTTTGCTGCAGCCGTCAACACCGTGGGATCGCTGGTGGGCTGGGCGCAGCTCGCCCAGATCCTCGGCAAGTCAGAGCGACTGATTCGCTACTGGTCTGATGAAGACCACCGCACGCGGCCATCGCTTGAGCAGGCCATGGCGCTTGATCGCGCCTATCTCGCCGCCGGTGGCAACCATGCCCCGCTGCTCGAGGCCTATGCCGATCAGCTTGACCTGCATAACTGGACGAGCAGTCCCTGCCCTGCCGGTCTGGCATCAGACATATCCACCGCCACGCGCGAGACGGCCGAGGCGATCAGCATCAGCATCAGCATCACCTTGATCCAGCCCGGTGCGACCCTGCCAGACATGCGCAGCGCCCAGCGAGAGGTAAATGAAGGAATTGACGCGCTCAATCGCGTCCGCGCCCGCCTCAACAGCATGATCGTTCATGATGGCGGCGCGAAACAACGGGGAAGCCGCGCGGGGCGGCTTTGTGCATGAGGAGGCCAGTTTGGCACGAGAAAATCACCGGATGCCGGGCGCAAGCTGCCCGGCCTGCGGGGGCGGGGCAAAGGCGCGCCGGGTGGGCAAGGTCGCGCTCACCTATCGCGAAATCTATTATCACTGCCGCGACGAGCTGGGCTGCGGTCATGTTTTCGTGGCCGAACTCACCGCGATCAGGACGGTGCGCGTCAGCCAGCGAAATCCGCCGATCCATCCCCTGCCGATCTCAGAGTGGCGCAGGGGGCCGGCGAACGACGATTCCCCCAATCCTGAGCCGAATGCTGGCGCGCTGAAAGCCTAGCGGCCCCAGCACCTCACAGACTGAATACCGCCGCCCGGAAAGCCTCATTCCGGGAACGCCGCCCCTTTGCCTTTTGGATGCCATCCCGTGCGCGATGAATTGCTCAATGAACTGCTCCCTCGCCTCAAGCGCGACTATGGCTTTGCGGAAAAGGGGGAGTGGCTGCGCGAGGGCAAATGCCCTGAATGCGGCGCCAAGAAATCGCTCTACACCCATGCGGAACACCCGTGGATGCTTCGCTGCGGCCGCCTCGACAGCTGCGGCGCCGAGATCTCGGTCAAGCAGAGCTATCCCGACATTTTCGATGACTGGTCGAAGCGCCACAAGCCGACGCCCGAGAAGCCCAACGCGGCGGCCGATGCCTATCTGCGCAGTGCGCGGGGCTTCAATCTGGCTCCCCTTGCCGGATGCTACGCGCAGGAATGGTACAAGGATCCCGAGCTCAACATCAGTTCGGCGACCGTGCGATTCCCGCTGCCCGGCGGCGGCTACTGGCAACGCCTGATCGATCAACCCGGCCGCTTCGGTGATAAAAAGGCGACCTTCAGCCCCGGCTCAAAGCATCGCGGCCATTGCTGGCTCTACCCCGGCGACAGCTTCGAGGCACTCGCCGCTGAGCGCGAAATCTGGATCGCCGAGGGCATCTTTGACGCCATCGCGCTGAGGCAGGCGGGCATTGCCGCCGTCTCGGCCATGACGTGCAACATCTGGCCTGAGCATTTTCTCGCGGATCTGCGCAAGGCCTGTGCCGATCTCAATCGACCGATGCCAAAGATCATCTGGGCCTTCGATCAGGGCGCTGCCGGCGTGGAATGGTCACGGCGCTTTGCCAAGCAGGCGCGGGAGGCAGGCTGGCCGGTGGGCGCCGCTCAGGTGCGCGTGGATGGCGAAGGCAAGAAGACCGACTGGAACGATCTGTTTCAAGCCGACAAGCTCAAGCCAGAGCACATCGAGGACTATCTTTGGGCAGGCGACGTAACGATTGCGCAAAGCGCCGATGAAAAGGCGTTCCTGATCTACAAGAAGCATCGCTCGGCGTCCTTCCCGTTGGTGTTCAACGGACGCCAACTCTGGGCCACCTTTTCGCTGGAGCGAATCGAACAGCACCTCGAGCAGCTGCGCGAGGCCGATCCTTCAATTGCGGAGCTTCCCTACGGCGAACAATGGGAGCTGGCCGCGCGCCAGTCCGTGGACATTGCCGAGCTGGCGAACTGCACCTTCCGCACGCTCTATTTTCAGCGCGATACGAACATGGAAGAGGGCGCCTATTATTTCCGCATCGACTTCCCCAAGACGAAGGGCGGCCCGCGCAAGGATGCAGTGAAGGCGCCGTTTTCCGGCTCTGCCTGCTCATCCTCGGGCGAATTCAAGAAGCGGCTCGCGGCGGTCGCGCCGGGGGCACAATGGGTTGGTGCGAATTACCAGCTCGATAAGCTGATGCTGCGTCAGTGGACCGATATCCAGACGGTCGAGGCGATCCAGTTCACCGGCTATTCGATTGACCATGAGGGCTGGCTGCTGGGGGATCTGGGCGTCTCCAAAGGCAAGGTCGCCAAGATCAACGAGGACGATTATTTCGTCTTCTCCCGCAAAGCGGTGAAGCTGCGCACCAGCGATCGCCTGCTCTCCATCAAATATGATCCCGACAAGCTCGATATCCGGTGGACTGGCGACATCTATCGCGCGTGGGGCGCCAAGGGCCTCGCAGTGATGACTTTCTGGGGCCTTTCGCTCTTTGCCGAGCAGATCCGCGCCATGCAGGAATCGCTCGCCTTCCTCGAGGTGACCGGCCCGCCCGGCACCGGCAAAACGACCCTGATCGCCTTCCTCTGGAAGCTGATGGGCCGCGTCGGCAACTATGAGGGCTTCGATCCCACCAAGGCGACCAATGCCGGCATCGCGCGCACCTTGGGTCAAGTCGGCAATCTGCCGGTTGTGCTGATCGAGGGCGACCGCAATCAGGACACGCCCCACAGCCGCCGCTTCGAGTGGGACGAGCTGAAGACGGCCTATAACGGGCGGGCCGTCCGGACGCGCGCTATCGCCAATGGCGGCATGGAGACATTCGAGCCGCCTTTTCGCGGCGCGATCGCGATCGTCCAGAATGACGCCGTGGAGGCATCGCCCGCGCTGCGCGAGCGCATCATGGGCCTGTGCATCACCAAGGATGGCTGGGGGCCGCAGACACGCGAGGCGGCCGAGCGGATCAATCGCTATGAGCGCGATCAGGTGAGCGGCTTCATCGTTCACATGGTCAAGCGAGAGGCCGAGATCCTCACGCGCTACCGCGAGCGCTTCGCCGTCCATTATGAGCAGATGCTCAGGCAGGACGGCATCCGCAACGACCGCTTGGCGAAGAATCACGCCCAGCTCGCTGCGATGTTCGATGCGATGCGCATCGTGCTCACCAACATTCCCGACGATGTGGCGAGCGAGGTGCAGGTGCAGTTTCGCGTGATGCTGGCCGAACGCCAGCGCCTTACCGAGAACGATCACCCGCATGTTGAGCTGTTCTGGGAGCGGTTCGATTACATTGAGGGGCAGGAAACCGAGAGCACGACGCACCGGATCAATCACAGCCGAATTGATGGCACGATCGCGGTCAACCTCGTGCAGTTTGAGCAGAAGTGCGGCGACCTGCGCCTCTCGCTGCCGCCTATCAATGAACTCAAGCGCCTGCTGCGTACCAGCAGAAGCCGCAAATTCATCGCCTACAAGCCGATCAATTCCGGCGTGACAGGCAAAACCACAGCCTGCTGGGTGTTCGAGCGCCCCGCCGGCTCCACCAGCAGCCATCCATAGGAGAGCGCAATCATGCAGCCACAGACTTCCACGCCCGTTGAAATGCGGATGATGGCCGTGCCCGATGGCATGGGCGGCACCGTCCACAAGCTTATGCCCGTCTCTCCCTCCGCTGCTGCCGGCAAGGGCAAAAAGAAGGCTCGGCCGGCGCCGGACCCGATCAACGCGAATCCCGATGCGGCAGCGCAGAACCTACGCCAGCTCATCGAACGGCTAGAAACCCTTGAAGGGGAAAAGCGCGGAATCGCTGACGATATCAAGGATGTTTACGCTGAAGCCAAAGCCACCGGCTATGACGTGAAGGCCGTGCGAGCGATCTTGCGGCTGCGCAGCCTTGATCCAAGCACCCGCCTCGAGGACGCGGCCATCCTCGAAACCTACCTGTGCGCGCTGGGAATGGAATGATGCTGGTCGCCCTGCAGCGCACGCTGCTCATCGTCGCGATCATGATCGCAATCCCGTTCCTGTTCGCACGCGGCATCGCCCGCATTTCCGGAGACAAGCGATGAGCTTCGATCTCTTTTTCCGCTGCATGTCAGACGAAAGCGCAGATCCGCTCACGGTGCCCAAAGCGGCGATCGTGGAGGAACTGGCGCGCGAGCTGCACATGCGGCGCCATCATTATCCCGACAGGATCGCTAGCGGCAAAATGACGCGCGAGGGTGCCAATCGAGAGATCAGCATCATGGCCGCCATTCATGCAGATCTGGCCGCTGATCTCCTGCTCACCCCCGGCACTGAGGACGCCGCTGCCAAGGCGAGGCGAGAGGCTGACGAACGTCTCGCGTCGTTCGGCTGGGGTGAGCTGGTGAGTTGCCTGCGCCGCGAGATCGCCATGCGCCGCAAATTCTACCCGCGCATGCTCGCCACCGGCGATCGTTCGCCGGCCGACCTACGAGCCCAGCTGGAGCGGCTCGAGGCCGCCCATTTCTACTACTGGGCACTCGGCCGAGCATGGTGGCCGGATGGGCTGGAACAGCACCGGCAAGATCCCACCAGCATGACAGACCGCGATCATCAGACTTTTCGCGAAGCCTACGCGAAACATCGCGCCCACTTCGTCCCGATCACCCTGGCACCGCGCGGCGCATACTCAACTGTCGCCGAGCCCAACGGAAAGGCCGCATAATGAACAACATTCCTCGCCTTCTCAACATCGCCCAAGTCAAGGAGCGGACCGCGCTGGGCAAAACAGCCATCTATGCCCGGATCAAACTCGGCATATTTCCAGCACCGGTCAGGCTAAGTCAGCGATGCTCTCGGTGGCGTGAAGAGGAGATAAACAACTGGATCATGGGCGAGCATGGGACGTGAGTCTGCCATTTATCGGCGCGAGCCGGGCCTCTTCGGCCCGGTCGCTGCCCATCTCATAGGTTGTCCGAGATGCAACAGCGGTGGCCACATGTCTTGCAGCAGAATTTCGGCCCATTCACAGGCCAGCTCGCGCCGCCTCTCCATATAAGCCGCACGATTGTAGGCGCTTTCGACCCTGTTCTGCGGAATATGGGCGAGCATGAGATCGATTATCGCGCGATCGGGTGAGATGCCCGCATGCCCGCTGCTGCGCCATTGCCGTTCGGCACGCTCATTCATTATTGTGGAAAATGCAGCCCGGAACCCGTGCGGCACGTGACGCTGATAGTAGCCGGCCCGGATGAGCAACGCCCGTATGGTGTTCTCGCTCATCGGGCGATGAGAATGCCGGTCACATGGGAAAATCAATGGTCCGGTGCCGGTCAGGGCGCTTGCCGCCTCGATCACTTCGACGGCCGCCGGTGCCAAAGGCACAAGATGGTCGCCGCCAGCTTCGCGCTTGCGATCTAGATCACCCGTCATCCTAGTAGACGGGATGCGCCAAATAGGTGTCGGGCCATCCAGCCCTTCAAACTCCTCCCACCGCGCCCCATGCAGTTCGCCGGGTCTAACGGCCGTCAGCGCCAGCAGGCGCAGGGCAAATTTTGTGATGGGCCGGCACCGTTCTGCCTCGCAATCAATCAACAGCTGTCGCAGCTCTCGCATATCGGTAATCGCTGGCTGCGCCTTGGCCTTCGGTTTGCGCGGAAGGGCGACCGCAAGGCTCGCTGCAGGATCCGATTCGATCAATCCCAAAGCGACGCCGTAAACGAAGATGCCGCTGATGCGCTGCCGCGTGCGATGGGCGGTCTCGACTGCACCACGATCGGCGATGGGTTGAAGCACGGTCATGATGGCGCGCGCCGTCACTTGGTCGAAAGGCATCGCACCGATGCGTGGAAACACATCTGCTTCTAGGCTCGCTAGTACATCCGCCGCATGGACCTTCGACCATCGCGCCTTCTGCAGCCGATACCATTCGAGGCCGGCTTCCTGAAACGTGAGGACTGTTTCAAGCTGCTTGGCGACCGGGAAAACATTCGCATGTGTCGGCTCGACACCCCGCGCCAGCAGCGCCTTGGCCCGATCACGCGCCTCACGGGCATCCTTTAGTGACATGGCGGGATACTGCCCAATTACCAGCGTTTTCTGGGCCGGCCGACCCGCAGCGTTGCTCCCAAACTTGTAATTCAGGCGCCAGCTGCGCGTGCCATGGACGGTCACCAACAGATAGAGCTGTCCGCCGTCAGTCAACTTATAGGGCTTATCGGCCGCCTTTGCTGCCCGCAC